CGCAACAGCGCCACATCTGACGAACGCGAGTTCACACCTTCAATATTCGTTGTGTCCCCGTTATGGGTGACCGCAAGGCGCGCATAAGGCAGCGACGGACGAAGGATGCCGAGATCGTCCATCGCTCCAGAGATTGCGCGGTTGTAGTCATTCGTCAGCCCGCGACGTTGTGCGTCGGACACTGGAGCGCTGTCAGGGTGGCGCGCGTAAGCCGCATTTTGCCGCTGAATCGCAATCTGTTGCTGGAACTGTTCTTCTTGGCGGCGCATGCCGAGGATTTCCGCCGCGCTCATTGAGTTTTGAGCGGCGGCGTCAAGCTGTGCGTCAGACAAATCGTCGGCGTTGTCGTCGATCATCTGCGCGAAATGCGGGTCGTTTGCGTATGGCGATTGCGACACCTGCGAGCGCACATAGGCAAGGCGCTGCTCTTGCGGCAAACCGCGAGCACTCGCCGCCACAGAGCCGATGAACTGCGCGCGCTGTGCTTGGCTTTCGCGCTCTTGCTGCGTCAGTGTGTTTGCATATTGCTGAAACTGCGCCCACTGATCGGTGTCGCCCGCATTGAGCGCGGCTGTGGCGCCGGCATTTACCCGGTCAATCGGGCTCGCATTCGGATCAAGCCCAGTCATTGCACCCGATACGGCCTCGCGCGTGCGGCGACCACGGCGCGCTTCGTTGAGCGCGCTGTAGGCCCCTGCTTCGTTGATAAGGCCTGCACCGATAAGTGCATTTTCGGCGCCTTGGGCATCGTTGTTCGCGTAAAGACGGCCAGCTTCTTCCAAAGCAGCGCGGCGCGTGCGCTGTTCACGCGCTTGCGTGCCCGCTTCCATGCCTCTCACGAATGAGTTGAAGATCTGAGCCATTAGCCGCCACCGCCGCTTGGCCAGCCGTTACTAAAGCCCGGCGTGCTGGGCGTGCTTGGACGGAAATATTTGTTGCCGCCCGGCTTCCACTGTCCGAGCCCGTAGCCAATAAAGCCTGCAATGTCGGACGCCGCATTGCCCCACGCTTGCGCGCCGGCCATTGCGGCGTTGCCTTGCACGCTCGCAGCATTGCGGATCGCATTGCCTGCGTTGTTGGCGTAGGTCTGACCACCGGAGGCGATGCCGGAATCTGCTGTCAGGCCCGTGTCGATGATGCTGCCCAGCCCGTTCAGATAGTTCATCGTGGCCTGGCCGCGATAGCCGGTCTGAATGTCTTGCGCTGCGCGGAGCGCCTTGCCTGAATTGATCGAAGAGCCGCGGCCAAGCGCGCCATTGGTGGAGCGCAGCGCGTTCATGGCTTGATCGGCGCCATATTGTGCATCGCGCCAGTAGGGCGAGGCTTCAAAGCCTTGATCGTAAGCCGCACGCGCGGCTTCCAGCGTGTCCGCGCCGGCGCCGCCCGGCATCGTTCCCGTAGGCGCGATCCCCATCGCGGCGTTATACATGCGCCGGGCTGCCGCCCCCTCTTGGCTATAGGGGGTGAAGATTTTGCGCGCTTCGTCGCGCGCTTCGCGCTGGAGCGCGATCTCTTGGTTGGACGCCTCTGTCGCTGCGGCGGTTGCCTTTTTGGCGGCAGAGGCTTGCTTGCTCGCGGAGTAGGCGCTAGCGCCCGCTCCGACAACGCCCACTGCGATTGAGACAGGATCACACATGCTCAAATATCCTAAAGGACACCCCGCCGATGCGGGTCTCTCCGGCCCATGTGAAGCCGCACCACTCGATGAACCGGTGGTGCATCGAGTTTCGGCTATCTGAGCAGTTTCGCAGCGCCGGCCAACGCTTGCGCCATGCGCGCACCCAGCGCTTGCCGTGCCTTGCGATAAGGCGTTTCGCGCTTGCTACGTCGTCCGCGCAAATCATCCATGGCGCGGCCGCTCCACGATCAAGTTCACAGACGCCAAAGATCGCTACCGCAACACCGTCTGCATCGATGATAGCGCGCGCGTCGCCAGTCTGACGGATCGCCCACTTAAGCCTAGCCTCTGGGTCATTGATCCCGAGTGCTTCAAGCTCTTGCTTGTCGCTCTGGCGAATGTGGCGCGCAACGCGGCGCGCATGAGCATCGGTCGCCTTTGCAAACCTCTGCGTGGACGTCCACTTCCGCGACAAACGGAAGAATGCCGCCTTAGTCAATTCCATGTGGAACATGCGTGGATCGCTGCGCGTGACGGAGGCGATCTCCCATCCCGCCCCTAGCGCGTCAGCAAACGCCGCCTGATTATCTTCCGGCACATCAGTCACCAGCTTCTCAGCGCCAACAGTCTTGAACATGTAGCGCGCCGCTTCTCTGGCGAACCAAACAGCCTTGCCCTTCACGCTTGGCAAAAACTGCGTGTGAACCTCAAAGACGCCATCTCCCTTCGGCACGAACAAGAACCCGCCGTCACGATTGATCAGCGCAATCGCGCCCGCATCGATTGCAGGCTGAAGGTCAAGCCGTGATTTGCGATCCCCTCCAAGCCAAGGGCGAACACGTGGATCGTTCACCACTTGGTTGAGGAAGGTCGCATCGAAGGTGCGGCGGAGGGACATCTTTGGTTACGGGTGCCCAACTCTCGTTACGCTCAGCCCGTCGCTAAAGATAATGCGCAAGTCGAGTAGTTCGTCGGGAGTGATCGAGCCTAGTTCACTCTGGATTTTGTCCAGATCGTCCCATCCGACGGATCCCTTCTCAGCCTTGATCGGGGCTATGGCGCGCGCCAATTCCTGCACACGTGGCGGGAACGCGGCGAGCCGCCGCTCTAACCCTCTGTCCACGCCTGCAAATGCCGCCGCATCGCCCGCGTCAGCCGCCTCCCTCACAGCACGACGGCCAACACCACGAGATGCGGCTTGTTCTGCTAGGGCTTCGCGGAGTGACCGATTGACAGCGGCGCCAACGCCAATCCCACCCAGCCCAGCGCCAATGGTGGCGCCGGTCATGGCGTACTCGCCGGCGTCTGAAATGTCGCCGTCAAGCGCTGACGCGGCGGCGCCAAATGCGCCGCCCGCCCCTGCGCCAAGTATCGGCGCAGGCAAAACTCGTTGAACCCCAGGACGATCTAAAGCGCTCAAAAGCGCGCGACGAAGCGCACTCATAGGAATAGACATCTCTTATCTCCCTCCGCCAATACGGATGCGAACATCTCCCCGGCGATCTGCTGTCATTGCCATGTCGTAGAGACGCGCTGCGCGGTCGCGCACGCGGTCCACATGAGCGCCGTTCAAGCGGTAGTCGTCAGCCAGACGCGCGCCGAGATTGACGGTCACGGTCTCGAGCCATTCTTGAGGGACGTCGATGTCTTCGCTGGGCTGAGTCACGTCTTCCCAAACGCGCTCGTAGCTATAGGGACAAGTGTAAGTCCCGCTGGAAAAGCTTGGGATCGGCCAGACCTTCACCGTGGTGGAGGCGCGCTGACGATCGATGACGTATTTTATCGGATTGCCGGTCTGGGTCTTGAACGGAAAGCGGTCCCAGTCTTGGCGATCCCATTCGGTCATCGGCAATTGCTCAACGCCGTCGATGGCAAAGCGCATGTTCTGCACAAAGCGCGGGCGCGGGCTGAGTGTGTAAGTCTGCGTGCCGGAGACAAGCGTGATCGAGGCTTCAGCGAGAGACCAAAGGTTCGGCCCCTGCATGCCCCAGGTGTGCATCATCAAGTTGAGTTCGCGCTGCGCCTCAACATACTGATTGCCGCTTGCCGTCTCCCCTTCTCCAAGCACGCCGATCTTCTGCAGCGCGGCGTCGATGACCTGCTGTGCGTTTAGATTGAAGGTGATGGTGCCGGAGGTTGCCATTTAACGCATCCCGCGCTCATCGGCCATTTCCACGGCACGTCGAATTGCAGCGTCTCTGTCGACGTTAGCTATGGCCGTACCGGGACGTTCAAATCCGCCGATGCCATAAATGCTTTGAGCGCGCCCCTTGTACCCGCGCGACAGTTCATCCGGCCGCTCAGCGTCTCCCCAAAGCAATTCACCTACTCGCTGGATTTCATCTCTGTTACGCGCGTATTGCAGTATCTTTCGTGCGGCGGCGTCGACATCCCCGCGTACCTGATATGCGCCGTATGGGTTCGCAGCGATTGCGCCAATGATCGCCGGCAGAGCGCCAACGCGCCCAAGGGCGAGCATCGGCGCGCCTCCAAGCGCAGCACCAACAGCCGCACCGCGTCCAACATCCTCCCAATCTCCGCCGGAGGCTGCTGTTGAGAGTCCGCCAAATCCAGCGCCGATGCCGCCAGTCCAAGAGGCGTTACCGGCACGGCTCGCGCCCTCATCTACAAGATCGCGGATTGCCATCCGCAGTTCATGCATTGGAATCCGCGGCATCAGAGATCGTCTCCCGTTACTGGGTTGTCGTCGTCAGTGAACGCTTCGTCTTTCTTCAAACGAGCGTTCGGTAGAGGCATGCCTTCGAGTGGGTCGATGAAGGGGGCGTCAAGCCAAGGCGGGCGCGGATCGCGGCACTTGCCGCAGACGAATATTCCGGTCCACTCGATCGAGCACGCATGATGGCGGACACGGAAACCGCACCGGTCGCATTCGGCCCAGGGTCCGTGTCCGCTCATCCTTGTTAGCGGTCCATGGCCGCCAGGATGTAGTCCACCGTCATGGTCTTTGCGACCGCTTCGCCGTTCTGGATACCGAAGCTCACCGTCAGGTCTTCATCATCCGGCATGTTGGCCGTGCTTGTGATGGGCGTCTTCGCAACGCCATTGACGTAAGGCGTGAACGTCGCGGCGCCGTCGTAGTAGAAACCAAGCTTGATGAAGGTGTTGTCGGCAAGCGTCGCCACTGCCGATGACGTCGATTGCGTGTCATTCTTCTCAACGAAGAAATTAAACGTCGTTGCGCCGTCCGCCTTAAGGAAGAAGACGCCATCCGTGACATCAAGCGGGCTGGTGTCTTTGATTTGAAGACCGACAACCACATCAGATTGCGTTGCGTCGCTCACTTTGAAGCGCGCCTCAAAGTAGGCCTTTTTGCCAGAGGTAAAGCGAAACGCCTCACCTACGTTCTGGAAGAAGTCGTTGTCGTTATCGGCGGCATCGTTAGTAATAAGCAGCAGACCGCCATGCCCATCGGTCAGGGCTTCGGTGGCCGACCCAGCGCCCGCCTCTGTCGTGGTGATTGTCCAGTCGCCTGCCGTGTAGCGGTGAAAGTCATCCCAAAAAACGATATGCTTGGTCGGATCCAGAAACGGCAGCAAGCCGCCGATCCCGTCCTCCAGCGCAGTATTACTCACGCCGTTGGGAAAGCGTGTGACAAGGCTCATTGCGTAACTCCGTTTTGTTCAAAGATCAGCAACGCCTCCCGCCCCTTTCGAGACGGGAGGGTTATTGGAGAGCGCTAAGCGCCTTGAGTCCCCACGATCGATCTGAAGTCATCCCAGCTCGGAACGAAGCGCATCGTTGACTTTGCGCGTGCATTCTCGGTGCCGAAGTCTTCGTCCTTGTCGAAGTCGACGTCGCGGCGATTGAAGAGGAACAGGCCGTCCTTTTGGTCCGTGGTGATGAACCAGGCATCGTCGTCCGTGAGATACGGATAGACCATGATGCCTTCAGGCAGCACGTTCATGGAGTTGATCGCGTTGACGTCGTTGTTGCCAACGCCCGGCCGCAATGTGGAGTTCACATAGCGAGTGGCGTTGAACATTTCGTTCACCGGGACGACCAATTGGCGCGGCATGATCTGGACGCGGATGCCGCGATCGTTCTTGAAGTTGACGATGATCTTCACCGCATCTTCGATCGAGGCTTCCGACATGTCGGCGTCGACCGCGAGGCGGTTGGATTGCGTCGAACCCAGCGCCGTCGGGTGCGCCGTCGAGCAGAGCACAACGCCGTCGCCGCCCAGATAGGACGAGTTGAAAGCGCGGTTCAGCACGTTGGCGGCGACCGTTTCCTTTGTGGCGCGCATGGAGCGGGCCAGTTCGGAAGCGCGAGCGCGGCTCAATTGTTCGTACTGGTTGTCTTCCAGTTCTTCGCGAGTGACGATGTAGCCCAGCGCGTAGGTCTTGTTCTGGTGCGTGTACTTCGCACCCTCACGCGCCTGATCGTACTGGATCGAAGCGCCCTCGCCCTTCTCCGGCGCCAAGCCGTAATAGCTTTGCGCGCTGGTGATTTCGAGGTGCTTGCTGGAGCCCTTCTCTTGGAAGATCGAACGCCAGTATTCCGGCTTGTCCTGATAGGAATCGCCGAAGATGCGCGCCACGCCCGGCCAAAGGAGCGTGGGGTGTGCGCTGCGGGTTTCAACAGCCATTGTCCCTTACTCCTTAGCTGATGCCTGCAGACGGGAGGTTGCCCGTGTGCATGTTGAAGCGAACCGTGTAGACGACGTTCAGCGCGGTGCTGATGTCGCTGTCGGTCGGGTCGTCGATGACGCCCAGGATGACGAGCTGGTCGGTGGCGGTTTGCGCGATCTCCGAGGAGTCGAGCACGTAGCCTGAGATGCCCGTGGTCGTGTTGCCTGAGCCGGAAGCGATCTGGCAGGTCGAGCCTTGATCGGTCGTGGCGTAGGCGCCGTCGCCGCGGCACTTGAAGATCGTGCCTGGATCGTCGTTGACGAGCACGTACATCGCCGTCGATGCGAGGCGGTGCTTTTGCGCCGGCATCGCGACGTTAGGCTCAAAGCCGACGATAGCGCCGGTGATCTTGTCGGTGGTGACGCCAGTGCCGACCGTTGCTACCGAGATGATCGGGGTGCCGTCAGTGTGGAAGTCGCCGGTAATGACAACCGGATCGCCAAGAAAGAGCGCCGTGTTGTCGGTCGACGGCACATAATAGCGGTTGACTTGACCGGTGAAGGAGCCAGCGCCGCTGACGTGACC